AGGCAGAAACATCTACGTTGGTACTGCGGGAGTTGTCGCAAGCCACATATTTAAGTATGGCCTTGGAGAAGGTCTCTACGAGATTGAGCAGAATGCCGACTCGGACCAGGAAATCATCACAAGACTCAGGGCTTATGGCTCCGAGAAGAACCTACCTTCGCATTACTATGCGGACTTGGGTATTAAGTACTTTGCTAACATAACCAAAGTCAATGCGGCAGAGAACGAGAAGTATCACAATGTTGACTTGCTGTTGGATCTTGACTATATCGAAACCTACTTCAAGACACCAAGGAAATTTGTTGTCAATGGAGAAACGAACGAACAGGCCAATGGCTTTGTCCTGCAAGTTACGTTTGATTTCAAGACTATCATAACAGGATATGTATCGAAAGACTATAACACCGGGAAATGCAGGTTCTATTCCGAGCTGAAAGGTAGTCAGACTGACGATGGAGACGAGGAGTCGCAGGAAAAACTCGATTCTTTTATCTCACAAGCGAAGGAAGGAAACACCTTGTTATATATATCTTCTGGTATTAACAGCAAAACAATCCCGTCGGCGAACAAGGAATATGCAAAGAACCTTCCGAACAACATGTCCATCAACAGGCTTATGTTGCCAGGATTCCCTCATCTGTCATTACAGGAGTACTATGACTCATTGTCCGAGACCGAGAAGAAGTACGTGAATCCGTCCGGTCGTGAGCATAAGTTCTCAACGGATCCTCACAGACCGTATATCGACTCCATCAACATCGACAAGATTGGTCTCCGTTCAGAGTCTCAGTTCTTCGACCAAGATGACAAGACGAACGGAATCGTAGATATATACCCTACCATCGAGGAGATGGTAATCAACGATGTTCGTATCGACGAAATCAACGAGGGTGTTGCGCCTGATGATGATGGAAGATTCGAGGATGGGCAGACTCCGAACGTTGACATTTATCTCAGTCCATCCATCGACTTCGATATAAACGACTTAAAGGATTCGGACTTTGCCATTTCTATGAAGGATGGCTATTGCGGCGGACGAACATTCAATGTAGCGTCATATACAAAGGTTGATGGAAGATGGAGGCTTACCATCGAACGCGTTAAGGACGATGCACTGGACTTGTATTTCCCATATAAGGGCTATCCTATCAATAAAGGAGACCATTTTGTGTTGACAGGCATCACCCTACCCGACTCCTATGTGAAAGCAGCGTCGTTGAAGCTCTTGAAGTATGCCATTGCCTTGCTTGACAAGAACGACTATACCCGCTACGTCTATCAGCCAAAGGTCGATGAGATTTTCATGGCAAGGCAGAATGACCAAGCGATTGCCGACAAGACAGGAACCATTAAGAGCCTGTACCAAACATTGAAGGCGGGCGACCTGATGGACTTCGAGGACACGGATCTCCACATTGACGGGCAGATAACCATCGACCAGCTCACGATCAAGGAGGAAGATGGCAAGATACCAACCTACGAGATTACGCTCCGAGAGGATAAGGAAGTTGGAACTATACAGAAGATCCAACAACAAATCTCGTCTCTTGAGAGCGGGAATGGAGGAACTGGAGGCGGGTTGACTACGGCACAGGTCAAGAGTCAAGTTGCGGCGGAAGGAAGTAAGCACTTCCTCTCCAAGCAGTCCGACGATACAGCACAGGGGCTGATAACCTTCCTAAAGGGCTTGAAGCTTGGCAGTGACTATTCCGTAGGCTCTGACGGAAAGGCAATCTTGTCGGAGGTGTTGCTGAACGTCCTTAGAAGCATTGACTTCAACGATGCCGAGCAGACAGGATTCGCATTCGAGCGTCGGGCGGACGGAAAGTACAAGCTCTCAATCACAGACCTCATTGTTTGGGGCAAAGCGATATTCAACACCTTGCAGATAAGGGAGCTGTCATACGTCGGCGGAAACATCGTCCTCTCCCCTTCCGCAAGCAAGATTACATCTGTCAAGGAAGTATACGACGAGGAGACGAACGAGCTGACAGGATGGAAATGCTACCTCTTGGCTGACGATGGTACTACGGCGACATTCAACACTTGGAAAAAGCTAGACCAATGCCGATGCAAGACGTTCAACATTCAGTCTGGTGTATACGAAAACGTCTCAAACAAGGACTACTGGAGGCTTGTCACAGATGTCTCTACCGAGAACGAGGCTATCACGGACGAGCAAGGGAACGAGCTGTACGACGGTAAGAAGTTCGCTTGGATAGAGATAGCCAAGGACAACTGCATGGAAGGCTCTGACATTCCGTCCGCAGGGGACACCATCGTACTGATGGGCAACAGAAAGGACACGGACAGGCAGAACCTACTGATGATGGAGACCGAGGGGGACAACGCTCCTAGCATTACGATGTACCGAGGCATCAACAGCTATTCCCTCACTGGAAAGTCAATCTTCGACGTCGGCTACAACGGAGTGAACATCGTCTCGAAGTACTTCAACCTAACCGCTTCCTCGGGAGAGAAGGTATATACTCCTGTGTATCGTGGCATCTGGAACGAGAGCACGGCATACGATTACTACGACCAAGTGAGCTACGAGGGAACGATGTGGCTCTGTATCGTGAGCAATGGGGAGACAACGACGGAAGAGCCTAGCGAGGATAGCGCATACTGGCAGCCAATGACAGAGATACAACGCAGGAAGCTGGTGATAGAGATGAATGGGCAGGACACGCTCGATTGGGGTGAGAACATAGATGTGACTTGTAGGGTCATGCGTGCCGACACCGAGATTGACACATCGACAGGTTGGGATTGGAGCGTGGAGCGGAACAGCGGCAACAAGATAGAGGATGCCGCTTGGGGCGCTTTGCCTAAGGCACAGGATTTCAAAGGTTCTATCAACCTATCCTTCTCGGAGAGCGAGAACGACCTTGGAGAGGAAAATAAGGATGTGTACGGAGTGGTGTTCACGTTTAAGGCTTGGAAAATCGGAAACAAAGCTAAGACTCTCTTTGCCACGCTGAGTGTATAAAAAAATGAGTTTATTAAACATTAAATATTAACGTTAATAGTAATTTCATAGATTATGGCAACAAACAAAAATCTAGGTACGGCTGATGCTGTATCGACCGTTCAGCAGACGGACTGCATTCTTGCCGAGGTTGGCGGAAGCGTGAGACGATTGGAAATAAAGAACCTCTCGAAGAGCCTCAACCTCTCATTGTCCACCCCAGAGGTGTATGCCTATGGTATCGAGTTCGATGTTACGGTATCTTCTACCGCAGCTACTCGCATCGGAAACATGAGCTTACATCGCACTCTTCCAGTGCAGACATTGATGAAGGGCTGTCTCCTTGATGATGATGGAAACGTGGTGGACTACCTCGACCCTACGGACTGGACTTCGCAGACAAGAGACGGAAGCCGTGGGCAGGTGATGGTGGAGCTTCCAGAGTACTACGAGAAGTTCGAGACCGAAGGCAACAAGCGCAGGGTGTGGATGAGCCTAGAGCCTCTGACTGGCTTCCACAAAGTACCAAAACGCTACGTGAGCGCATATCAAGCATTCCTTAAGGATGGTAAGTTATGTTCCATCGCAAACACCTTGGCTTCGTCGAACATTAATCGTACGCAGTTCCGCAATTATGCAAGGGCGAGAAAGAGCGGTAGCACGGAGTGGAACTGCATGATGTACGACGTTCAGCGTGAGCTCTATTGGCTCTTCGCCGTGGAGTACGCTCAGTTGTCTTGCCAGACCGCATACAACGCTGCGCTTACTTCCGAGGGCTACCATCAAGGTGGACTCGGCGCAGGCGTGTCATCCGTTAATTGGGATACATGGAGTAAATATAACGGCAATGTGGCTTTCGTAACCAACGGTGTAACAGACACTCTTGGCAACCGAACAGGCATTGTTACTTTCGACACTGGTACTAAGAACGCTGTCACCCTTGGCAAGGTTAGTGTATCTCGTTATCGTGGAATTGAGAATCCTTTCGCTCATTTGTGGCAATGGACGGACGGCATCAACATCTCTGTTGAGTCGGGTGATAGCGGAGCAAGCAAGGTATATATCTGTCGTGACCCTAAGAAGTTCAACGACAGCAAGGCTGATGCAGAAGGGTATACTTATGTCGGCAACGAGGCAAGAACGGAAGGTTTCGTCAAGGAAATAACCTTCGGTGAGTATGGAGACATTACAGCAAAGGCTGTAGGTGCAAGTGATAATAGCTATCATGCAGATTATCACTACACAAACATACCTACCTCTGGTTCTACCTTGCGTGGCGTGTTGTTCGGGGGTAGTGCGAATAGCGGCTCGAACTGCGGTTTCGTGTATTCGTTCTCGAATCACGCTCCCTCGGTTGCGTTTGCGTTCATCGCCTCTCGCCTTTGCTTCCAATCAGCGTAAGTCGAAGCGACACGCAGCGTAACACGTCCCTATACCGCCCGATATTTATGGCGGTATAGGGGGTAAGCTAAGAGCAAGCAATAATGCGATAAGTAAAGTAATTTTGATAACAATTAAAACAAATAAATAATGGACAATAGCAATATGAACAATAATCAGGGCAATGGCGAAAAGTCTGACGATGGAAGCCTTGCATTTTTGAACATTCCGAGAGACGAGAATAGTCGTTCTTTCAACTGCAAGGACGTGAGCCAGAGTAAATTAGTGAATACCTCATTTTGGCTGATTGATTTTTTGGAGGACGTTCCAACAAGATTTTCCAAGCAGAAAGGCAAGAAAGGTCAGACGCTTGTTATGGTGAAGAAGGAATTGAGCGACCCAGACAGCGAGGCGATGAAATTCTTCACAGGCTCTACTGATATTCTCTATATCTTGCAAGAAATCAAGAAAAGGAATGCCTTTCCTCGAAAGGCTACGTTGAGATGCCAAGGAAATAGATATTTCTTGGAATGACAAAGAATTTAAGGTTGGCAACTTTCCGTGGCGTGTTGTTCGGGGGTAATGCGAATAACGGCTCGAAATGCGGTTTCGTGTATTCGAACTCGAATAACGCTCCCTCGGATGCGAATGCGAACATCGCCTCTCACCTATACTTCCTAGGGAAAATATTAAAATGTGGAAGTTGCGACCGCACCTCTTGGTGAAAAATATAGGAACTCAGAAATGTGTCGGTAGGTGTCGGATTATACGCCGACAGTCGAAGGCTCGGAGTAAGGAAGCAAAGAATATTCATTTAATCAATAACATACAGGCATGAGACGATACGGCTATCTTTACGACAAGATAATCTCCATGGATAATCTGAGGATTGCGGACATGAATGCTCGCAAGGGAAAGGCTAAATCTTATGGAGTAAAGCAATTCGACAAGGATAGGGAAGGTAAATTATTCGCCCTGCACCATATGCTAAAGGATAAGGCTTACAAGACATCGAAGTACGATATATTCATTATCCATGAACCAAAGGAACGGGTGATTTACCGCCTACCCTATTATCCAGACCGCATCGTTCACCATGCCATTATGAATGTGCTTGAACCGATATGGCGCAGCGTGTTTACGTGCAATACCTATAGCTGCATCAAGGGCAGGGGAATACATGGGTGTGCAAAGCGAGTGAAGGAGATAATAAGAAAATATGACGGTAAGGAACATCTCTATTGCTTAAAGATAGACATTGTTAAGTATTACCCAAATATCAACCACGATGTGATGAAGGCGATAATAAGGAGGAAGATAAAGGATGAGGATACATTAGGCTTGTTAGACGAGATAATAGACTCGGCTGATGGGCTTCCGATAGGCAACTATATCAGTCAGTACCTAGCCAACCTCTATCTCGCATACTTCATGCACTGGGTGAACGAAGGGCTGATGATTGACGCAACGGAATACGCCGATGATATTGTATTTTTCTCTGATAGCAAGGATAGGCTGCGTGAGGTCTTTGTCAAGATAAAAGAAAAATTGGAGGGAGAGCTTAGACTGACCATCAAGCGCAACTGGCAGATATTCCCGATAGCTACTAATAGGTACACCAACGATGGAAGGGCATTGGATTATGTTGGTTATCAATTCTTCCGTCAGCAGACGTTGGTACGAAAGAGCATAAAGAAGAGACTCTGCAAGGAAGCCAAGAAAGCCATCGGCAAGGACGTTAAGGAAAAAGAGCTGAAAATGCGGCTTAGTTCTTGGCTTGGATGGACAGAGCATTGTAACGGACGGCACTTACTCCACAAGATAGGAATATACGACAACATAAAGACATTATAGTGATTTTTTAAATATAGATATTATGAAGGTAATTTATGACAATCAGCCTACAGTATTGGAGGCAGTGGGAAACGGTAGCCATCGCTACCACTATGACATCAGAGAGGTTGAGGTTGCATCATCTACAGATGGTGATGGCTACAAGAATGCGACGAATAGCCAACAGTACGAATGCCAGGAGGTAGTCGTTTGGGAACCTCTGACATCCAATCGCATCACCGAGGCTGTTATCGCCGAGAAGTGGGATGATAACCGTGAGCAGAAGTTCATCAACGAGTATAATGCTGTACAGCTCGGCATTATCACCGACAAGGACGAGGTAAAGGCTCGCACACAGGCGTACAAGGATTTCTTAACGGAGAGATTGCGCTTGAAAACTATGGTTGACAACGACTGCAAGCTACTTGGCATCGAGTAACAGAACATCTCTAGTGAACGTTTTTTAAAAAATCTTTAAAAAATTCTAGTAGTTTATGAGAACGGAAAAGAAATTCATGCACCGCAGATACGAGCCGCTTGTTACGGCTTGTACCTTGTCGTGTATCACGCCAGAGTCTACGCCGACGCAAATTTTCAGCGGTGGAGACTATCAGCCAAACCGAGAGGGAGCGAGCGGTGTGCCTTGCGGCATCTGCCCTGCGGTATCGGCTAACGCAAAGGACGGCAGCTGGCAGGGAAAGTCAAGAAGTAACTCGCATTTGGCTCAGATGCAATGGTATGTCAATGGGCAGAAGATAGAAACCTTGGCTGACTGGAAAGATAAGTACTCCATCATACAGGCAGGCGACAACAAAGGTACTTTGCTCATCAAGCGCAACATAGGATTGAACGAGAGGGTGAGCCTGCGATTCGAAGGAAAGATTCTCGACTTTCGTAACAACGACCTTGTGCCTGCCAACAGCGATGAGCTTACCCTTTATACGGTGGAGGCGGCTGAGGATGCTTGGAGTGTTGAGACGGAATATCCACTGAACTTGCTTTACTCCACAATCGACGACAATATGCTATTGCACGATTATCAGGTGTCTCATGGAATTGCAACAACTCTCACTTCTCAGCAAATTAACAACGGAGAGCAATATATGCGAACCGCAAAGATTAGCGTAAAGAAGGGCAAGACTTTGCAGAAGAGTGGCTACACATTGGAACTTTACCGCACTGACGGAGAGGAAGAGAAGAAGATGATGGTAGGAAACGAGCTTGTGGCTTTCTCCCTCACCAGCATGACCCTCGACCTGAGAGTCATAGAGGATGGTGCTACTTACATGCTTAAAGTGTTGGTGAACGGAAAGGTGCAATGCCTAAAGACAATCTGCACCGTAGCAAGACTTCATAAGGCTATATCCGTAAAGCCAGCGGTGGAGAGCGACATCTACCCATCGACGGAGGTCTTGTTTCAACGTGCGATAGTGAAGTGCAAAGACCACGATGTGCCTTGTGCCGAGAACACCATCAAGATGCAGTTACTTGGAAGCACAGCTTATGAGCAGGACGTTAATCTCGGCGAGGGACGTGAGGTAGCCTTTAGACTGTCCGACCTTATTATGGGCGACACACAGAAAGATAATTACGTTGAAACTTGCTTCGAGTACGACTACAAGGAGCAGTATAAGGTTGCGACAGATGCAAGCGGTAACACTTACACTGATGAGAACGGCAATCCGTTCATCTTTAACTAAGGAGGCAAACGATATGAGATACGTATTGGCTATGGCAGAGAAGGCGGAGCTTGTTGGCTTTGACCGAGAGACGCACAACCTCGTCGGTGTCAACGGAAGCGACAATATGATGGTTATCACGGCAAAGGGAATGATGTCGTGTGCTAAGTTGACAGGCGACGAGAAACAACGTCTTAAGCAGCTCGGAGGCATTGCTTTTGAGAATCAGAGAGAGTTGGAAACTTATTTAAGAAACTTTAATATTAAATAGATATGACAGATTTACTATCAGGCAGTATTACCCTTAAGCGACTAAAGAAGGGTGTGAACGTAGTGTTGAGCATTGAGACAGAGAATGCTGCTCTTTATCAAGGATGGAATCCCACGGACGGAACGCCTAAACCGAACTTTAAGGATGAGGCAAACCAACCAATCCTTGTTCCTAAGGCTGTTGGTGGCAACGGACAGACAGCAAGCATAACTAACGGAACTTGGTACTATAATGGAACGACACTTGTGGTTACAGGAACTGCCGACAAGAATGGATTTTGCAAGTGTTCGGATGCTCGCTTCGCAATTAACCCTAGCAATTACAAACTTCGTATCGTAGACAACATAGCTTCGAAAGATAACACAAGTAACGACTTGTTTAGATTCGTTGCCTCAGGCGAGGTGCAAAAAACATCTTACGAAACGGAGGCTACAGCGGAGCTGCATCTACAAGAGATAGGCACTAGTGCGGCTGCTCTCTACGTTGGCGGTAAGTGTACGTTGTCTAAGGCAGAGCCAACTACAGAATTAACCGCTTACCTCTTTGTCAGCGGAGAGTTGAAGGATTCTGGATATAGCTACAAGTGGTATACTGAGGGCGGAAAGGTATTGCAGGACAGTACAAGCCGCAAGTATACAGCCAAGAGGGACGATGTTACAGCAATCGGTGGTATATATTGCTCCGCCTACCTTACAAGCGATAACCAAAAGACTATCATCACTACAGACTTCCATAAGATGACCGACCTCGGTGACGAGTACGAGCTTACCGCAACTGTCGACAAGGAATGGGATGGAACGAATGCGCAGACAGTAACTGCACACCTATTTAAGTTTGAGAACGGAAAGAAAGGAACTGAGGTTACAATAACGCCGTCGAAGGTTACTCATGTGTTCGCAAGCTCAGAGAATAACAAAGACCTTGGGACAAAGATAGGAAATCCTGTAGAGGTCGGTACTGACATTTGGGGGAAGATAACCAACGATAGCGAGGACGTTGTTGATTTTATCAGCTACGAGGTTTAATAATTAAAATTGGGGGTATATATGTTGTCTTCATCTATCACATTGCATCGCAAGGCGAAAGACGGACAGAAAGGAAACGATGGCATCGGTGTGAAGAACGCCGATGTCATGTTTGCCGTGTCTATGAACAATAAGAGCGATGCTTCTAAGATTTCCGATTCTGACTGGAAAACGAACTTCAGCGACTTAACGTTGAAGGAAAATGGGTATGTATGGGCTTGCACAAAGATAACCTATACTTCGGGTAATGCAATATACACAGGAAAGTACTGCCTCGGTGGATGCTACGACTTCGCAGAGGTGACGGAGGTATATGCGCTGAGTGACAACGGAACTGACGCTCCTGCTGATGGTATGTCTAATTGGAATTTGACATACTCTGCGCAGAAGGGCAAGTACCTTTGGACGTGCGAGAGAGTGAGATACAATCAAAGCAGCTCGAACTATGCGTACCTCAACAAGAAGTGCATTACCTATTTTGCGAAGGATGGTGTCAACGGAACTAGCTTTACACCTAGAGGTACGGCACTTGCACATTATACCAACTATGCGGCATACAAGGCAGATGGCGGCAACGGAAAAGACGAGGATGTATTTCTTATAGACACATCGAAGGGAGAGGATATTAATATAAGTGAGCCTTATATCATATCATTTGATTCATCGGGTAATGAATGCTACGACAAGGCTGACGTGGGCGATGCCTACCGAATAGGAACGAACCTTTGGGTGAACAACGGAAGTAAGTGGGTAGACTTTGGTGACATACAAGGTCCGAAGGGCGAGAACGGAGAGGATGCGCTGAATATCTTGGTTACTCCTCAGACCGTCAATTTTGAGGTTGACGAGAACGGAAATTTCGTCAAAGAAAATCAAGGTATATACGTCATTGTATTTAGGGGAACGCAAGTGCTGCACTATCCTTCCGACTACACAATATCTGTAGGCAATGAAACGAACGGCAATTTCGATGTCGGTAGCAACAACAAAAACTTCCTCAACTTAAGCGGGTCTGCCGATAACACAACCCCTAAACTGGTATTGTACGCTGATGGAATAACAAGAAAGGAATATGAGTTCGGCGATACTTATAATAAGGGTCAAAAGGTTTCATATCCTGCAAGTTCCGCCTGCGTATTGTTAGGAATACGCTGCGACGGAAAGGTATTCAACAAGACAATCAACATCAACGTGAGCTTCACGAAGATGTACGGAAACACCGCCTGGAACGTCAAAGGTTTCGAAAGCACCTATGGCAAGTTCGTGAGCGATACGAACGGAAAGCTGACGCAACATGAGAGCTCAATCAAGCAGAATGCAGATAGCATAAACACTCTTGTAACAAAAACAGACGGACTTCAATCAACGACTTCATCTCTCCAAGAAACGAGCGATAGCATCTCTGCAAGAGTTGATGCGGTTGACGTTCAAGGGAAACAAACGCAAGCCGAACTCGATATGTGCGTGGAGAAGCAGGACGATGGCTCGTATCGCAGCAAAATGAAGTTGTATGCAGATGATGTAGAGTTTACCGCAGACCACTATATGAAGATAAAGAGCGGACAGCTCGAAATAGAAGCCGAAAACGCATCTTTATCTAAGGACGGAACACTTAAGACCAAGAACTCCGAGTTCGAGAACGTCAAGGTAAGTGGTTCTATGCGTTCAGATTATTCGGTTGTGAAGAGCGGAATGGAAGAATTGAATGTGGATAACATCTGCATTCAGAGCGAAGAATGGTTTAGCTTCTTTCAGTTGAAATGGACTTCCGACCAGATAGGACGGACGATGAGGATAGCTAATTACACGGATAATGGTGCGATATTTTCAACTCCATCATCCGATAAGTACTTTATAACAAATGGTCAACATGTAAGCGATATTGTTGTAGCTCCTCATCGTTGTCTCGTGCTTCATGGATTTGGCTTTAATGATAATCTTATCGCATGGTGCGTGGAAAACAGTTACTCTTATCTAAGCTCGCTTCCTCAGTATGGAATGAAGTATCTCGCAAAAGGTTTTGTAATATATAACAGCAATACAAACATAGAAATACGACAGAAAACGATAGGTGGAAGCATAAGCGTATTAAGGCTAGGCACAGGGTTGTATCGTCTTTTGTTGCCTATGTCATGGAGCGGAGCGTATGCTACAAGCGGAGAATTGTTGGTATACCAGGTAGGTGTTATGCTAACAGGCTTCGGTTATTCAAAGGATGATGGCAAAAAAGCTAGTCCTATCAAGGCTACCGTGAAGGAAATCGGATGGACTAACATTGTTGGCTCCCAGATTTATATTGATGTATGGACTAGTGATGACGCATCGGTAAACGATGGAGATTTTCAGTTTTTGATATATAATCTAAACACCAACTTTGATGATTAACGCTTGCTGATTATCGACTTGGCAGTGATGCCAGGTCGTCAATCTTGTGTTTCATTTCCATCAATGAAACAGTTTCTTTCATAGGAATGAAACTAAGTTTTTACGCATTGACGCATGATTTACGGAAAATGCTCTTATCTTTGCGGAATTATTTTAAACGTTAAAAGTTATGGATGATGATAAGCAAGTCGAAGTTCAACGGCTAATAAAGGACATCGACATCACCGAGCTTATGGGCTTGATGATGCGGAGCGGAAATCGGTATTCAAGAAGGATATTGAAGTTCTTT